TCCGCCCAGGATCTACTTGAACGCTCTTTTCACATCTTCTGCGATCATCGAACGGGCAATATGTGAATAGCGTTGAGTCTGCTCAATTTTGGTATGACCAGCCAGCTGGGCGACAGTCGTTATAGGCACTCCTTTGGCTAAAAGCAAAGTACAAAATGTGTGGCGCATAGTGTGAAAAGTGATCTGTCTGGAGTCTGAGATTCCACACCTGCGAATCACCTCTTTCAGAGTCCTGTTTGCCGCCGCATTGTTACCAATATGTGACAAATGTTCCACACTTCCGTAACGTTCAATAAGTGAAACAGCTTTGCCACCGAATATGGTAGAGAGGGGAAGCCGGACAACCACACCGGATGAACGGGACGTCTTAGCAGGCTCAAGAACCAGCCATATTTTCCCCCGATCACGAACGATCATATTAGAAGTGAGCGTTGTAAGATCATGATATCGAAGACCTGTATAGACACCGAACAGTGCACAGTCGCGAACATGAGCACTCTTACCATTCAGATGAAGCCTCTCTAGCCGTCTTACCTCGTTAGCAGTAAGCACCTCCTCACGGCTTTTAATCTTCGGTATCTTTATATGCAGGAACGGATTATCGTCTGCAGACATGATCCGCCGCGCTATTGCCTCGTTGATAATTGCACGGATGGACTTGAGCCGGCCAGATATAGTTGACTGAGACATTCCACGAGATTGCTGCCAATAAGAAAAGTCATTGATAAAATCGACATCGATATCCTTAATGGTAGTACCTGGCCGGAAATCATCGACGACCTTAGTAAGCGTAACATAACTATCCTTTGTATGCTGGCTGCGCGTAGCAGATCGAGAGACAACAGAAAGAGTAAAGTCGCGGAATGTGGAAGAAATTGAGACGTTCTCATGCCAAGCAGCCTTCAGTATGGCCAGCGTGCATCGTCTGCCCTGTGAAATCATATCAAGCTCCACCTTCTCTATCTCGTTCCTTAATTTATATAAATAGGTATTATAACGATCCGCAAGCGGATGATTAACGACGAGTCCGTGAGAAAACTGATTTTTTCTGAGGTGGATTTTAGAAGAGAAGTAGATTTTTCTCCCAGCCTGGTATGCTTCCACGTGGACAAGATATCCCTTCTGAGTCTCGGCACCATTGCGGCCGATGCACAACGAATAATTAATCTTCTGTATCATAATCATAATTGAATATAGACAACATGAGGCATGCTATTCGCACGCCTCATGCAATCGGTATCAAAGGACTCCATGGTAATTAAGAAGCAGGTGGTTTGCAGCCATGATATCCTTCGGGGTGTAGATATCAGTAATCAGCACAGATGAGTGCCTGGCTTGATCTCTGACCGTTAGGATATCTGTATTTGCTTTCAGCATATTGGTTATGCCTGTATCCTTGAGGCTGTAGAATTTATACCTGTCTGTGAGTCCAAGGTCTTTTCTAACATGATGGTGCCAATAGTCACGGAATGCCTTTTCGCTTCTCCTGTTAGGTCCAGGACGGAAACCTTCACTGAATAAGTAATAGTTCCCAGGGCTGTCGAACACCTTCAGGTCAATCATCAGCTTCAGGACCTTCTGAGGTAGTGTGACCACGGCGTCACAACGGTTCTTCGTATTGTTTCCGTACAGCCGGAGCGTCTGGTTCCTGATGGAAAAGTCACCGACCTTCAGATAACTCATCTCCTTGGGACGGACAAAGACATAGTGGAGCATATAGCATGCAAGCAGGAAGAACCGGTTCGTCGACTCCAGATAGTCATGGAGATCCTGGAGGATGTCATCAGGGATGATATCCCGGTCTTTCACCTTACCTCGTTTCTTCACACATGAGTATTCTGCAGACGGATCCGAAGGTACATAACCACGATCCAGCAGATATCTGCAGAACGACTTGATCCATGTAAGATAATTGTTGCGTGTCCGGAGCGTGTTATTCCGGTCCACGAAGATGTAGTCAAGGAACTGGCCAACGACATTCTTGTCAAACTGGTAGGTATAGAACACCTTGACATTATTGTCGGCCATCCAGTTCTGAAGGATGCGTAGGCGACTGAAATACGAAGTGACCGTCTCTTGCCTGAGGCTGTCTTCATCACACATCTTCAGGAGGTATTCCCTGTATTTATCCGCCACATCGTTGAAAGACGAGTATTCTCGCGGATTCACAAGTTCTACCCACGGATTCCATCCCTGCATGAGTTTCTCCGTGAGGCGCTTTACCAGAGCCTCACCGTACATCTTCTGCGCTTTCTTCCCTTTGATATGGCCTAGCATGATCTTCTTGACATGCATACGACCGATCGCTGGATCGAAGGCCGAAACCGACACATAGCATTCTGATGCCTGATGGAACACTGGCGGCTTCCAGCCCACAATTTCGTGGACGAGCCTGCTCTTTTCAGTTGAAGGAAAAATTTTTTTAGTCATCTCTTTAAAATTTTGAGACGACCTTAGTGATTATACCCAATGAAAGAAGTACGCACCGACTTTTCGCCGACTTATATACCCCTGACAACAAGAAAACCGCCTAAAATAGGCGGTTCCCGTTGTTTTCAGTCGGGATTACTGGAATTGAGATCCTAGAAAACATACCCGTAAATCATTGATAATCAATAGGCCATTTTTAGAAAAACACTTGTTAGACACCGACTTTTCGCCGACTTTGCATAGCTGCAAATGGTTAAAAATCATCTACTTATTGCGTTTTTTGCAACAACTAGAATACCGAATTAACGATTATCCGGCTGGAGAAGAGAAAGCAAACGGTCTGTCAATTCACCATTCTTGCGCTGAAGTTCGTTGATGGTTTTCTGCTGGTCGTCTATGATCTTAAGCAACTTCTTCGCATCGGTAGACTCCGACGCGGGCTGCTCTCCAAGAACGAACCAGTTCGCGTCACACCATGGTTGGTCTACGGCAGCAATTATCGCTACGATGATATCATAAGATGGACGGCGATTTGTTTTGGCACTCGGTAGCAGATTCCTAATGGTTGGATCCGGCAAGCCACATTTCTTGGCAAAAGAGCTAACTGTATGTCCCTCCCTTTTAATTATGTACGCCAAGCGTTCGTTGATTGAATTCATTGTTTCCATACATTTATTTAAATTTAGTCTAAATATATAATTATTTCTTTCAAATGTTTGGTTATATCGTCTGTTTGTTTTATATTTGCACCGCGTAACAACTAATTACACCGCGAAAATACAAAAAACTTCTCGAAAGAGACGAAATATTAATCGTAAAATTTATAAAAATGACATTTAGTGAGTACATGAACACGCTGCCGGATCTGAAAAAGGAAGCGATTGAAAAGTTGTCCAAGGAATGCTGTGTGACGACTACGACAGTCTACCGCTGGATAAGCGGAGAGATCATCCCGGATGCGCTTAAGCGCAAGACTATTGCCGGTGTGTTGAATATCGATGAAAAAGAACTTTTCCCAAAACTAAACAACAATGGAATGCATTGAGTTTTACAAGACTCCTGAAGGAGACGTGATGTACAAGCATGCCGGTGATCCGGTAAAGGAACTGGTACAGCAGGACAGAGATATGATATCGGCGCTGATCGACCTCGTGAGGACCCGCTATCCGAAAGCCTTCAAAGGTCTTTCTGAACTATACACGGTAAGCGAGCCGAACAGGTTCCTGTTCGAATTCAAGATCGTGTCGAGATTCATCCGGTGTAATGTAGGAGAATATGACAGCATGCACATGGATATCGATGCAGACGGATTCTTCCACTTTGAAGAGGTCGGATGCCCGCTACGTGGAGAGTGCAGGTACGAAGGAGTGATCTGCAAACCGAAGCTGGAGACAAAACTTACATCCAGGGAAGAGGAGATTCTTGGCTATATCGCCCGTGGTCTGCAGAGTCAGGAGATAGCGGACGAGCTCTGCATTTCGCCTCTCACCGTGAACAGGCATCGTGAGAACATCAAGGCGAAACTGAACGCCCGCTCGATAGCACAGCTGGTGTCATGGTATTATGAACACGTGAAAAAAGACTAACCAAAATTAATAGCTTATGAAGATGTTTGACTACGAGAAGGCCATCGACGAATTATCTACAGATATAAAGATCGATGAGTGCGTAATTTTAAAAGGTACGCAAGTTAAGGCAGTATATGGCCACGGAGAAAAGATCTATGTCAAGTGGGACGAGTTCGGGCGTGGTTTCACAGCATTACGGGAGGAAGGGGACGAGGAACCAGACCCAAGGTGTGAGGTCGACGAATGGACCCGGAACCCGGATTACGATTTATCATTCAATTAAACTGAATATCATGGCATTTACAGGGATAGGATACATCAATAAGCGCAAACGACTGGAAGCAGCCGACGCGAAGATAACACAACCAGAAGGTAGATACCTGAAAACAATGTTCTTTAGCAAGGACGAACGTGTAGGTGTGCTTGCCGTATGGGAAGGAAGAATGGAATGGACTGTATATGCCGACAGGATGATGACCTCACATGTGGATTGGAATGACCCCGATTGCACATGTCTTAATTTCCTCGGCTCGCAAACAACCATTATCCATGTGATGTCTACCTTAATTGAGCAGGGATTTTCATTCACTAACGAAAGATTTGAAATGAAAGGACCGATAAAGTGTATTAACTGCGATAATGAAATCACCATCGATATTGCCAAGGCAATAGACGAAGAAGGTGAAGTGTACAGATGTCCGCACTGCGGATTCGTGTTTCGCTACACTGATAAATAACCCGTGAGGGCGTACTTTTTAATATTTGTTTTACTCATATTATTTAAGGTTTATGTATAACCCGTGAGGGTCTACGTTACAATCTAGTCATAATTTTAGTAAATAGTTTATGTTAAACAAAGCCCCGCAGCGGTGGGGCAAACCGGATCTGAACTTCAACGGATGAAGCTACATCTACCGAAAGGTGTAAATCGGCGGTTCGACTCCGCCCGGATCCACTAATAAAAAAAATAACTAAATGATTATGGATTACATTAATAGAGAACACCAGGCAGCGCAATTCATCATAGAAGATATTGCTGCACAAGTAGAGTTTGAAAAGAACCGTATTGATCAACTTAAAAAATGAAATAATGAAAAAGTACAGCAGAGAAGAAATTGAGAAGAAAGTCATTGAGATCATCTCAAAAGTGAATGGGTTGTCGACGGAAGAAGTACATCCTGGTGATCTGATAAAGGATGATATCGGGTGTGATTCTATTGATCGACTGGAGATCGAGACTCACCTTGAGAGAGAGTTCGCCATCCAATTCAATAA